TTCAACACTTAACACACCGTCACCGGCAGTTAAAGCATCATCAGTTTTTACAGTAACAACAACCGCTTTGTCCACTTCATATCCAGATGCATCATCGTCTGAAACATTCAAACAATTTTTCATTTGAGCAGAAGTCTGATCCATTCCAGTTGGAATGTGATGAGAAGCAATACCGCTAACATCGTTATCAGTATCACCTGCAAAGTAGTCAGTGTCTAAACTATTTAAAGTGGCACCGGCTGCTTGCGCAACATTAGCACCAATTTGCATGTCAAGACCAGCTGTATCAAAAGCTGTGTTAACAATGAACCTAATATCTGTAATTCTAGACCACGCTGGAATTACAATGTTGTTTGCAAGGTTCTTGTCTGATGTTGTAGATGTCTGACCTAACGGGTATTCATTGAACATAGATCTACATGCAATTGAAACTAAGCCAGTTTCTATTACACCAACTTTTACCGCGCCCGCACTTCCAGTACTTAAAACCATTGATGTCAATGTTTTATAAGTTTTTGCTGAAGTAACTGTAGCACCTGCACCAGCAGCTGTTAACGTTTCAGTTTGTACATTTCCTAGAACATCAGTTCCAGTAATTGTCCAACTTGCTCCAGAGTCATTACCAGCTGAGTGCTGAGTAATAACAGAAGCAACGTTGAAACCACCGTCAGAAGTGATTCCTGGAACATTTGCTTTAACTGCATCACTTACGAATGTAATACTAGTTGTAGCAGTACCATTGTCAGCAGCAGTAGCTAGTCTGTTATCGTCCGTAGTTACTGCCATGTTAGCGTAACTTAATGGAAACGACATTTTGTTAAGGACAAATGCGGCATCTCTTACGTTTGTGCCGACAATTTCTCCCGTGTTTACTTGTATCGGTCCTGTTGTTATAGGTCCCGAAAAGTTTGTTTTTGCCATAATTATATCCTCCTAGTTTTGTGATATATAGTCTCTAGGCCGTCGACTATACGCGTCTATATACCAAATTATAATTGTATAGTAATTATTTTATACTACCTTTTTTAGTAGAGTGCAAGAGAACCTGTGATGTGGAGTGCTTTTCCAGCGATGTAGCTTTTGATTAAGTAGCTACTGAAACTTGTGGAGCCGAATTAGCAATTGCGTTTTCTCTATCAGCAATTTTAGCCTCTTCAAGCTTGATTTCATTGATAACTTCTTTAATTTTGTTATCAATTCTGACCATATCAAGAGTATATTTACCATGTTGATTATACTCTTGTTGCCAGCTCAACTCCAAGGATGTTTTTTGTTTGTAAAGGTCTTGGGTCATTTACAATCTCCTCGTATGTTAACCATTTTATTCTCCGATCATAAAAATCGGATTTATCCCATTTATAATCATTTTTTCCTAGTTTGTCAACTATAGCATCCTCCAATGACTTAGCCTCATCTTTGGCTTTGACATCAAATTCGGTTGCGTATCCGTATGCTCTAATTTTGATTTTGTAGGGTTTTTCCATGGTTTTACTATGCTGCATAAAAAATGGGGCCGTTTTAAGGCGGCCCCATTAAATGTTTAGTTACTTACTGATTAAGCACCTGGTGATGCAAAAATACCTCTAGGGTCTGATACGCCAAAAACGTATCTTTCTCTAGCTTTGTATCTTACGTTGCCAGTATCAAAGTCCCCTTCCATCTTAGTTGTAAGAGGTGCTCTGTTAAAGTGCTTCATTCCGTTAGGAACATCTGTAATGATGAACCAAGCATCAGTGTCAGTTAGGTAGTTGTTCACTCTATAACCTTGAGGAATCATACCCATTGATCTGATTGCATTGATATCATTATCAGCTGTGCTTACTCTACCTTGAGATTTCATCAATCTCTCAGAAGTAAATTGTAATGCAGAAGGAACAATCATTTTCGTTCCTTTAGCAGCAATTTTTAAACCTCTTTCATCAGTTAAAGCAGCGATGTCGATCAAAGCTTGTTCCAATGAAGTTTCGTTTAAGTCCGCAGCAGTTGCTAACGTGTTACTGAAAGTTCCAGCAATCGTCGGGTGAGACGCGCTAAATAATGCTACACCATCGCCGGAAGTGAAAGTTCCAAATCCGTTGTTTAATGGTGCTGCACCTTTAACTTGTTTCGTGCTCGCCATAGATCTTGCTAGTGCTTTTGTGTATCTAGAAGCAAGTCTGTCATACAGGTTATCTTCAATAGCTTCCTCAGTGATTGCAAAAGCGAGAGCGATTGTCTCGTTAGTGTATCTAGCTGTGAAAGTTTCTTGCGCATTGTCAAAAGCTACTCCAGATCCTTCTGGTTTTACTCTTGCTTGTGCGAAACCTGACAACATAACTTCTTCTTCAAAAGCTCTGTCAGATGACTCAGTAGTATAAATTTCAGATGCCTGATTTTCATACTGTTTATATTCTAGTCCAAATAGTGCATTTAGACCAGGTTCTAGTTCTTTAACTAGTTGATTACGTGATATTGCCATTGTCTATATACTCCTATTATATGCTAGCTGTCGCTTTTAAGAAGTGTTCGTTAATCATAACTCTCCAAACAACATTAGCCGACGTTAAGTCGTTGTTGTCCGGGTCTCTTGATACGCCCATTACTCTTAATTGCGCCGATCCAGTACCGCCACCAGTTAGTGAGCTATCTTTAAGGGTAGTTTTTGAAATACCGTTAGTTGTAGCGTCACCAGCCACGATAGTTGTGTCTGCATTATTAAAGACATCAGTGGCTGCCGAAGCACCCGTGTTGTCAGATCTAATTTCAAACATTTGGTAAGGATCATCGTTTACGTATGCCACAATGTCAGAAGCTGTATTACTAGCTGCTAAATTGTTTGCAAACGTTGGTTTACTTGTTGTTGCGTCAGTGAAAAAAACTCCGTTAAGACTTCCTATCAATGTATCTGTACTTGCACCAATTGCAACGTCACCAGTAGCTTGCGCTTCCACGCCATCGTTCTGGTACATTGCAGCTGAACTAGCTGCTACATTGTATTCTGTCAAACCGCCGTTATTGTCATTCTGACCAACTTTTCTAATAGGTCTCAATCCGAAACCTACTGAACTTGAGTTTGCCATAGTTTTTCTCCTTATGTAAAACTACTATCCGTAGTCTTACTGTTAACGTTAATTCGTTGGTTTGGATCGTTAAAAATTTTTTCTAACTATCGTTTGCCACCGAAGGTACGAGACTGCTTATCGATATCGATAGGCATTCTACTATCCTGTTCCTTCATTAGATCGTTATCTACTGCATCATGTTGGTCTCGAGCTTGTTTTTCAAAAAACTCTTGACGTTGACGCGCGATCTCTTCAGGTACCCTTGTCAGCACAAGGCCTCCGTGACCTATTACTCCAGCGTATTTGCCATCTTGGATAGCGGGGAAATCATCGTTAGGGTATTCATCGACTCTTACAAGTTCATACCCAGATCTTAGTCTTCCTTGTATGTTCTTAGTGTCGGGAACTCCCAAAGTTTCAATCCTGACCCATCTGTGTCGGTATCCGTTTGGCGCGTTGGGCGTATCTAAGTACGATGGTGGAGTCCAAGGTTTTAAAGCTGCTTTTGGTTTTACCTTAGCTGCCTGTGTTTCAACTTTTGTTGAATCACTTTGACTTTGGCTCGCACGAGTTGGTTTTTTATTTGTCATATGCTTATACCTCCTTCGTGATTAATTGTTTTGCATACTCTTCTAATGGCACGTTTAGTTTTTTCGCTATTGCGACCTGCGAAGACGTGAGCTTCACAGATTTGCGACCTGTCTTTGAACTACGCGTTGCAGAGGCAACGTTTTGTGTAGGTTTACTGGTCTGTTCTACCTTAGTCTTACCAAATTTATGCGGAAATTCCAACCTTATTCTTTTGTCTATCTCAACATAATATTCGTCAGATTGAGGATCTAAACCCTCTTCTTCGGTAACTTGTCTATGTAAATCAAATGCAGTGTAAGTCATTGCACTATCTTTACCAAACCACTCGTTCTTTGCAGCCCATTCTTCGGCTTTAGGATCAGGTGGCGGGGCAGCTTGAGCAGGTTGTGTTGGAAGAGTAGGTCTAGCTTTTGCTTCCTTTTCTTCCATAGCATGCTTACTTTTAATTTCAGCAAGCTTACCTTGTTCATACCCCAATTGAGAAATGTTAGTCAGAGCTTCAACTTCAGCTTTGGCATCGCCTTGTTCTCTTG